TGAAAAGAGATTTTAACATACATAACTGGCAAGCAAAATTCTTAAAAGAAGAAAGCTCAAATACAAAAACTGCGATAGAATGGTTAGAAAGTAAATTTGATGAATTTGAAACAATTTATGATAGTTTACCTGCAGGTTTATATGAATATGTTAATCAAGCCAAAGAAATGGAAAAGCAACAGATTATTGATGCATACAAAGCAGCTGAGGATCAATGTGAGTATTTTATAGAAGAGCATAAATGGAATAGGTACTACGAAACTGCAGAACCGTACTATAACAACAAATACAAATAAAAACAAACACCCACCCCAAAAAGGTGGGTTTTTTTATGTTTCGGAAAACACGATATATTTATTACTGAATATGTCATGATATATATGGCATCTACTACAAAGTAAAAATATTATTACGCTTCCAACTACTACAATAAGCGTACGACAAAATCAAAACAAAATGTCAACAAACAAAGATTTATTAAAGCAAGCAATTGCCGAAGCAAAAACTATTCGTGAGGCAGCAATTGCCAACGCTAAAGAAGCTTTAGAAGAATCTCTTACTCCACATTTAAAAGAAATGTTAGCAGAAAAGCTACAAGAAATGGAAAATGACGAAATGGAAGAAGAAGTGGTGGATGAAACAATCAACCAAGTCGAAAAAGATTCAGATTACCCACACGGTAACTTAGAAGAAGCTGAAGAAGAAGAGGAAGAGCCAGCTGAAGAAAAAGAAGGCGAAGAAGGCGAAGAAAACGAAGAAGAGGACGAAGACATCAAAATCGAAGACATGTCAGTCGAAGAACTGAAAGACCTAATCAGAGACATCGTAGCACAGGAAACTGGAGCAGAAGAAGGAGGATTGGAAGGTGAACTTCCAGCAGATGATTTAGGAGCAGATGATGTGACAAGTATAGAAGATGAAGAAGAAATCGACATCAACGAGTTACTAAGAGAATTAGAAGAAGGAAGTAACGAAGACGAAATGGAAGAAGGTAAAGAACCTAAAATGGAAGGAATGAAAAAACCTGAAATGGAAGAAGCAAAAAAACCAGATCCAATGGAAGAAGACTTAAAAGAAGCATTAAAAACAGTTGCTGAATTGAGAGGACAACTTCAAGAAGTTAATCTTTTAAACGCTAAATTACTTTATGTAAACAAAGTTTTCAAAGCAAATAACCTAACAGAAGGTCAAAAAGTAAATGTTGTAGCAGCTTTCGACAAAGCAGAAACAGTTAAAGAAGTAAAATTAGTTTTCGAAACAGTTTCTAAAAATGTTGTAGCAAAACAACCTGCAAAACCAGCTATCAAAGAGCATAAATCATTTGCATCTAAACCAGCAGGTTCAACTCAGAAGCAAGTTATTAACGAAGTTTCAGAAGCAGTAAATAGAATGCAAATTCTAGCAGGTATCAAACAAAGAGAATTTTAATTAACAAAAACAAAAACTATTTAACCAAAAATGGAATTAAATCAATTATTAGAAGGTTCAAATAACTATAAGACGTTACAAGCTGATGCTCAACGTCTTTCAGGAAAATGGGCTAAATCTGGTTTACTAGAGGGGATCTCTAACGTAAACGACAGAAACAACATGGCTATGATTCTTGAGAATCAAGCAAAACAAATCGTATCTGAGGCATCTCAAACAGGTAACGGTTCAATCGGTACATCTACAAGTGGTGCTGAGCAGTGGGCTGGAGTAGCTTTACCATTAGTACGTAAAGTATTCGCTCAAATTTCAGCTAAGGATTTCTTATCTGTACAACCAATGAACTTACCGTCAGGTCTTATTTTTTACTTAGACTTTAAATATGGTACAAGTGGAAATGGTAGAACAAGCGGAGATAATATGTACGGTAACGTATCTACAGCTAACGATAAAATTGCAATAGATGAAGAAGTAGCAGGTGGTTTATACGGAGCAGGTCAATTCGGATACTCAATCAATTCAGCATCAAAAGCTAATGCTGCTAACACATTAAACTTAGCTGCAACATCAGCATCTATCGCTTACCAAGATGGTGTTAATCCATCTGACTTTAGAGTTATTTCTGTACAAACAGGTTCACTAACTTTACCAGACTTAGAAGCTGTTAGAGCTTTCCGTTTCTTCTCTGCATCTTTAGATGTTACTACAAATCCAGAACTTACAGCAATCTCTGCTTCTGCAGGTGGTGTTTACATTAACTTTGTAGCTAAATTAGCATCAGCAGGCGGTATACCAACAGGTGTTACAGGTCTTGGAGCTTCTACTGCAGCTGTCGGTGTAAATAGCGTAACATACACTAAACAGCCAAACGATAGTAATAGAGGTGATTTCGAAGATGGAGCTACTAAAACAGACGCCCCTACTACAATTTCAATTCCTGAAATTAACGTAACACTTGCTTCTGAAGCAATCGTTGCTAAGACACGTAAGTTAAAAGCACAATGGACTCCAGAGTTTGCACAAGATCTTAACGCTTACCACTCAATCGATGCTGAAGCTGAATTAACATCATTATTATCTGAGTACATCTCTATGGAGATCGATTTAGAATTACTAGATATGTTAATCCAAGATGCAGCTACAACTGAAAAATGGTCAGCTAGAAATAACAAAACATGGACTGGAACAGCATGGTCTTCAGGAACAGCTGCTTCTACAGACTTCTACAATACTCAAGGACAATGGTTCCAAACTTTAGGAACTAAAGTACAAAAAGTATCTAACAAAATTCACCAAAAAACTTTAAGAGGTGGAGCTAACTTCTTAGTATGTTCTCCTTCTGTAGCTACAATCCTTGAATCAATCCCTGGATATGCAGCTGATACAAACGGTGACAAAATGGATTTCGCAATGGGAGTTCAAAAAGTTGGACAATTAAACTCAAGATTTAGAGTTTACAAAAACCCATACATGACTGAGAACACAATCTTAATGGGTTATAGAGGATCTCAATTCTTGGAAACAGGAGCTGTTTACTCTCCATATATTCCATTAATGATGACTCCATTAGTGTACGATCCTGCCACATTTACCCCTCGCAAAGGGATAATGACGAGATACGCTAAGAAAATGATCAGGCCAGAATTTTATGGAAAAATCTTCGTTAGCGATCTTACAACAGTGTAATCGAAAACAAGCGATAACCAAAACTAAAGAGGACTTCGGTCCTCTTTTTTTATTGATACAATTACGGTAGAACTATAGTTTTATGGAAAAGGTTGCTATTTATAATAAAGAAGACATTATGATTATATACTTACTATCATTTCCTAACGGAAAATACTATGTGGGAAGAACAAAAAATACATTAGAACAAAGACTCATAGAACATAAAGCAGCAGCAAAAAAGCAAAAAAAACATCAATTATACTACGCTATAAATAAGTATGGCTGGGATTCTATAGAAAAAAGTGTCATACATACAGCCATAGCAGAGGAGGAGCTAATACTGAGAGAATTATTCTATATACAAAAATACAACTCAGTAGAAGAAGGATACAACATGACATACAATACGGAAATAGGAGGGGATAATTGGAAAGGTAGAAAACATACAGAGGAGTACGACTTATGGAGAGAAAGAATAGCTAGCAAATTAAGAGGTAGTAACAATATAATGTACGGAAAAACTCACACACGAGAATCCTCAGCTAAAATGAAACAGAAAGCAAAAGGTAGATACTCCCTTCCTTGGTTTATAGAAAGGTATGGAGAAGAGCAAGGACAAATTAAATATGATGAAAGAAATTATAAATTAAAAAATAGAGATTATAGTAAGATGAAAGATCCACTAACAGGAGCTTTTATAAAAAAGGGGAACAAGTAGGTCCTCTTTTTTTATTTAAAAGTTTTTCGTATATTTATAGTAAACGATAAACCGTTATAAAATGTCATCTAATCACCACACCGATCAGGTTTTCAAAGAAAAGAGAAGACCGAAGAATCCAATTAAGTTCCAACTCCAACTTAATGAAGAACAAAAACAAGCAAAAGCACTTATTGTAGAAAATCCAGTAGTCGTTCTAAAAGGAATGGCAGGTTCCGGAAAAACTCTAGTAGCAGTACAAGCAGCACTAGACATGCTATTTAGTAAAGAAGTAGAAAAGATTGTCATTACAAGACCTACTGTAGCTAAGGAAGAATTAGGGTTTCTACCAGGAGATCTTAAAGAAAAGATGGATCCTTGGCTAGCACCAATTTATCACAACCTATACATGCTATATGGTAAAGATAAAGTAGACAAAGAAATTGAATACGGAAACATTGAAATTGTACCATTTGCATTTATGAGAGGTAGAACGTTTGTAGATGCTTTTGTAATAGTCGATGAAGCACAAAACGTAACTCACGATCAAATGGAAACAGTTTTAGGTAGATTGGGTAAGAATTCTAAAATGGTAATCTGTGGAGACTTAGCTCAAATTGACCTTAAAGTAAAAAAAGAAACAGGATTTTCTTTCTTAACGAGAATAGAGGAACAAGTAAAAGGATTTAAAGTATTTGCACTTCAAGCCAACCACAGACATGAAATAGTAGCACCTATCTTGAAAGTATACCAAGACTTCAGAGATTGATATAATCAGCTATTTATAAATAAACTAGTGTAATGGCAAATATACAAGTATGGAATGGTAGTTCACATTTCCAACCAGGACAAACACCATTCGGATTTTACGATAACGATCCAGATTATATAGGTGATATAGATAAGGCAGCATCATTCTGTGCTATTCGTTTAGGATACCCACTAATGGATGTTGAATTAACATCAGGATCTTTCTATGCTTGTTTTGAAGAAGCCGTAACAACTTATGGTAACGAAGTGTACCAAGCACAAGCAGTACAAAATTACATATCATTAGAGGGTGGTTCAACAGCAACACCACTAAATGATGTAGTAATTACACCATCGTTACAAAATACAATCAGAATTTCACAAGCATATGGTACTGAGGCAGGAGTAGGTGGTAATATAACAAGACATTCAGGATCAATAGTAGTACATCCAGGACAGCAAGTATATGACCTAAAAGCATGGGCATCTGCAAGTGGTATTATAGGAGGAATAGAAATCACAAAAGTATTCTACGAAGCACCACCAGCCATCCTAAGATACTTTGACCCTTATGCAGGAACAGGAACAGGTATTCAATCACTTATGGATGCGTTTGATTTTGGTTCATACTCACCAGGAGTTAACTTTTTGTTAATGCCAATTTCTTATGATATACTAAAAGTTCAAGCAATTGAATTTAACGATCAAGTAAGAAAATCAGCATACTCTTTTGAGATAGTAAATAATGACTTAAAGCTATTTCCTGTACCAACTAAACCAGGATATATATGGTTTGAATACTACAAACTTTCTGAGAAAGCAAATCTAGATGATTCTGCAAACACAGCAGCAGGAGCATCAGGAAGTGGAACAACTCCTGTAACAAATATCTCAAACGTACCTTACGAAAATCCTAATTATTCAACAATAAATTCAATAGGAAGACAGTGGGTTTACAGATACATGCTAGCACTATCAAAAGAGCTATTAGCATATGTTAGAGGAAAGTATACAACAGTACCAATCCCAGGTTCAGAAGCAACTTTAAATCAAGC